GCATGATCGCCGTCTGGTCCGACGGAAAACGCGAGACCAACGACATCGTCAAACAGTGGCAGGATTCCTGGAAATCCCTGACCGGTACCACACGAGACGGGCTTACTTCCCTGAAGGCCACCGCCGATAAGAACGGCTACACCTCTTTGTCCACCCAGATGGGCGCTGACCTCAAACAGCTGGACAGCATCGACAAAGAGATGACCGCGCTGCTCAAGCGCCGTCAAAACAAGAAGCTTTCTGATAAGGACAAGGTCCGCATCCAGGAGCTCATCGACACCCGCAACGCCATCATGGTGAAGTATAAGCTGGTGCCGGAGAGCGAGGATGTCGGTGGGTTTGATACCCTGCAGAAGAAGTTCGATGCCGAGGTTGCCCGTGCAGAAGCCCGCGGTCAGCAGGTCACCATCTCCACCTATGAGAACGCCGTCGTCGGCGCGGCACAGGGCCTCGCCGCCATCAACAGTCAGTTGGATGAGCAGTATGATGCCGAGTATGCCCTCATTCAGCTCATGACCAATGAAGCCGAAAAGCAGAAAGCCCTGACCGATCTCAATGCCCGCTACAACCAGAACCGCAAGAACGCGGCCATGGAATACGCCACCTTCCTGCAGGGCGTTGTCGGCCCGGTCTGGGAGAAGGACAGCATCCAGCAGGCCAAGACCCAGGTCACGGACCTGTTCCAGCTGCTCCGCAAATACAGCGCCGCCAGCAAGGATGAGCGGGACAAGATGCTGCCCGACCTCAACCAGCTCACTAAGGGCATGGATGAGGGGGCCATCGCGGAATATATCGGGCTGCTGACGCAGGTGCAGTCGCTCCTGGACAGCGGCTTCTCTGAGGCCGAAGTCTCGTCCATGTTCCCGGACATCGACTTCTCGTCCGCGCTGGAGCAACTGGCTTCCATCCAGACCTTCCTGAACAACAACAGTTGGGACAGCAACCTGGACAGCCTTAACACCATGTTTGGGGATGCTCTAGGCGAGGAAGTCCTGAAGATCGCCACGGATCTGGACATGACCGGGGCGCAGGCCAGATGGGAGGAGTGGGCTACCAATCCCGGGTCCATCACCACGGACGCCATCGTGGAAAGCTATGCTGAAGCGGAGAACATCGCCAAGCTGCAGCCGAAGGTAGATGCCTTCGTTGAAAAGTACACGGAGGTCAAGGAGGGCGCTGATAAAGCTTCCCTGACACCCTCCGGCCTGCTCGCCTATGTCGCCACCTACGCGGAAGCGACCACTGGCGCGGACGTCTCTTCCCTAAACCCCAGCAATATCACCGCCATGGTGGCTGCCTACAAGGAGCTGGCATCCGGGGCAGACGTGTCCACCCTGAAGCCCTCTGAGATCACTGCTTACATCATGCAGTATCTCGAGAAAAAGGGCGTCGACACATCGAAGCTATCCCCGGACGCGGTCACCGCCTTCGTCATGGCCTATGAGGAGCTGACCGGTGGCGCATCCACGACGGCGCTGACGCCTTCCAACATCACGGCCATGGTGGTCAAGTACGCCGAAGCGGAAGGTATCGACCTGTCGGCTCTGTCCCCAGACCAGATCACTGCTCTGGTCAACTCCTTTGCGGAGGCGACCGGCTGCGATAAGTCCTCCTTGATGCAGAACTTTGTCGCCTACATCGCGGAGTACAAAGAAGCTGCCGGTGTCAAAAAGCCTACGCTGAGCATCTCGGTCGGCCTTTCCGGTTATGATCTACTCTCCTACCGACGCTTTATCAAAAACAACAAGGTCACCGTCGATGGCATCGTTAAGCTGTCGGAGCTCTATCAGGATCCTTCTGAAGCCCTGGGTGAAGAAAACGTCAAGTTCTGGAAGGACGGCATAGAGATTCCTGCCAAGGCCGTCACCACAGAAATGCTGAAGCCCAGCGACCTGGCTGTCCTGGACGCGGACGGCACCATGCACATCCTGATCACCACCGAGGTCTCCGGCGCTCCTGAAGCCATCGAAGAAATGCGGGAGCAGGTGGCTGAAGTGGACCAGCTGGGCATGACACCCCTGGGCACTGCTCTCACCGGCATAATGCCCACCAGCACAATGGATATGATCCGGGCCGCTGAAAGGCGCATTGAGACCGCCAAGAATGACCTGGGCAAGTGGTACAACTTCATCTATGGCGGTGATGAAGGCATCATGTCAACACTGGATCAGTCCATGCAGTTGGACTTCTCGCCGGAGCGTGTCGCTGAACTCGCCACCTACGTCGCCGAGGTTGTCTCCGCCATCCAGCAGGGCAACGCCGTCAGCCAGGAGGACATGGACAACCTCAATACCATCCTGCAGTTCGTGCAGAACCTGGATGCTGCTGGTGTCGGCGGGAATGTCTCAGAAGGCATCGCGGAGGGCATGGTCGCCGTGGGTTGGGATGGCAGCGCTGAAACACTGGCCAGCAATCTGGAGGCTGCCATTAACGCAGCCCTCGTTATCAACTCACCGTCCGCACGGATGATGCCCGCGGGTCAATACGTCGCCCAGGGCATCGGTGAGGGCATGACGGGAACCGACATGAGCAGTTATGCTTCCAGCCTCGCCTCCGCCATTGAAACCGCAGCTTCCGGCGTGCTGACCTCCAGTCTGCTCTCCTCTTACGGCACAACCGTCGCTTCCGGTCTGGCCTCCGCCATGAGCGGGTACAGCTTCTCGTCTTCGGTTGGCACCATTGGCAGCAAGGTTCGCAGCGCCGCTTCCACCTCCCTGACCAGCACCACACTCCGTACTATTGGCATCAATGCCATGAACGGCCTGGCGGCCGGTATCCGGTCCGGGCAGAACGCCGTGGTATCGGCCATGCGGACAGCAGCAAAGAAAGCAGTACAGACCGCTAAGAGTGAGCTGAAGATCTCCTCCCCTTCCCGCGTCTTCCGGGATGAGGTCGGCGTGATGACCATGAAAGGATTGGGGGAAGGCGTTACCCGTGAGGCCACCAGACAGGCAAAGGTTATCTCTAACGCAGCCCGGTACCTGACCAATGCCGCTCAGGATGGAGCCATCGGGTACACGCACTCTGACAACAGCCGTATCTACAATACAAACAGCTCTGTCAACTTTTCCGGCAGCAGCTTCTACATCCGCGACGAGCAGGATGTACGGTCGCTGGCCATTGAGATCGCGACACTGACCAAGCGGCAGCAGCGTGGAAAAGGGCTCCGGATGGCATGAGGCCACCTATCAAAAAAATCACAATAATGTCACACTGATTCCAAGTTATTTTTAAGTTGAGGGGGTTATAATGCTCTCAAGATATCGAGCAGCGAAAGCGTAAGACCGGATATCGACATCATCACAGGAGGTTCTCACCATGAAAAAAGTCATTTCTGTCATCCTCGCGCTTTCCCTTCTCTGCCTGGCTGGCGCAGCCTTCGCTGAAGGAGGTCCCGGTGGCGGACGCGGTGGTCAGGGTGGTCCTGGCGGCGGTGGACGCGGAGGCAACGGAGGCAATGGCGGTGGCACAGATAAATCCGGCGACGCCGAGCTTCAGACCATGATCGCGGAGGTCGCGCCGAAGTTCCAGTTGCTCACCTTCGAGGACGCCGAATCCGGCACCAGCCTGCAGTATCAGCTGTATATCCCTGAAAACTACGACGAAACCCAAAGCTATCCTATGATCCAGTTCATTCCCGACTCCAGCGCTGTCGGCCGCGGCACGGACTATGTGCTGACCCAGGGCTGGGGTGGTCTGATCTGGGCCACTGAGGCCGAACAGACCAAGCATCCCGCCTTCGTCGTCGTGCCTGTCTTCACAGAGACCGTCGTGGATGACAGCTTCAATCACTCCTACCAGATCGACGTGGTCATGCGGCTGCTCCAGTCCCTGACGGAAACCTACGCCATTGACACGGACAGGATCTACACCACCGGCCAGTCCATGGGCGGCATGACTTCGTTCCATCTGAGCATCGCCTACCCCGACTTCTTTGCCGCCTATCTGTTTGTCGGCAGCCAGTGGGATACCAGCCTTCTGAACGGCCTGGAGGATGAAAGCTTCTTCTATATCGTTTCTGCGGGCGATCCCAAAGCGTCCGCCGGCCAGGCCGAGCTGCTGGCCCTGTTCGATACTGATGGCGCAGCGTACAGCCACGAGGAATGGAGCGCACAGGATGACGCCGATACGCAGAACGCCGCGGTGGCTTCCATGCTGGCAGAGGGTCATCAGGAGAACTTCGTGACCTTCACCCTGGGCACGACCCTTGCGTCTGGTCAGACCTCCGGCGGCGGGGCTGGCGAGCACATGACTTCCTTTGATTACGCCTACAAGCTGGAAGCCGTCCGCGACTGGCTGTTTGCCCAAAGCAAGTGAGGTTCGTCATGAAGAAAGCATTTATCATTCTGATGGCGCTCATGCTCGTTCTGACTTCCGTCACCGCAATGGCTGAAGCGCCGCGCAACGGCGGCGGCCGGGGCAATAGCACAGGAAACGGCTCCATGCAGACGCTGAATGAAGGCATCGCGTACATGAACGGCGACGGTGTCGAGCAGGACTATGCCAAAGCGCTTCAGCTGTTCTTGGAAGCCTATGAAGCAGGCAGCATGAAGGCCGCCCGCTATGTCGGTATGGTCTATGAGCAGGGGCTCGGCGTGGAACAGGATTTTGTGAAGGCCGCTGATTACTATACCAAGGGTGTCGAAGCGGGTGACCTGACCAGCGGGTATTATCTGGGGCTGCTCTATGCCCAAGGCCTGGGCGTCGAACAGGATTATGCAAAAGCCGCTGAGCTCTTTGCAAATGTTGAAGCATCTTCAAACAAATCTGCAACCGGCGTTGTTGCGGCAGGCTATGAGCTCGGTATTCTCTATGAGCAAGGCCTCGGCGTGGAGCAGGATCTGGATAAAGCCATCCAGCTCTACCAGGAAGCCGCAGCGTACGAATCCCCTGAAGCGGTTGCTGCTCTGGAGCGGTTGAATCAATAGTCCTTTCATTTTGAATACACAGCGTTGCTCATCCCGGGCAGCGCTCTTTTTATGCCTACGACAGCTATTCTTACTTGACTTTTCGTTTCTTTCGAGCGTATATGTCACTACCCAAATCGAAGGAGGTAGTCAGAATGGGATTCACAATGCATATTCGTCCGGACGTCCTGGAGCAGATCCGAAAAGACTTCCCTATAGGCTGCAAGGTGGAGGTCATCTCCCTTTGCGATCCCTACCGCGATGTCCCGCCTGGCACCAAGGGCCGGGTACTTGCCGTTGACGATACGGGCACCATCCATTGCGAGTTTGAGAATCACGTCTCCCTGGGTGCGCTCTGGGGCATCGACCAGGTACGCCGGATAGATTAAAAAGTCGCCTCATCGGCGACCATAACGATCTTTTTTGTTGTATAATAGCAGCATCCCAAGCGGAAGGAGGTAAGGCCCATGTATGGCGCATTGCTTGGTGACATGATTGGCTCCCCGTATGAGTTTGACCGGGGAAAGAAGACAAAAGATTTCCCACTCTTCATCGTGGAATCCGAATGGACGGATGATTCCGTCATGACCATCGCGGTCGCGAAGGCCCTGCTGGACACGCTGGGCAAGGACGGCCCTCAGGAGCAGGTGGACATCGACATCCGATACGCCGTCGAGCGCTCCATGCAAAAGTGGGGCCGCCGCTATCCGCATGCTGGGTACGGTTCGAGGTTTTATTACTGGCTGCGTGACAAGAATCCGGAGCCCTACAACAGCTGGGGTAACGGCTCCGCCATGCGGGTCTCCGCTGTAGGCTGGCTCTATGACACCATTGAGTACACCCGGCATGTGGCGCAGTTGACCGCTGAGGTCACGCACAACCATCCGGAGGGCATTAAGGGAGCTGAGGCCACAGCGTCAGCAATCTTCCTGGCAAGGACTGGTCACAGTAAGGATGAGATCAGGCATTTCATCGAGACAGAGTTCGGCTATGACCTGTCCCGGACATGTGATCAGATCCGACCCACGTATCATCATGTGGAAAGCTGTCAGGAGACCGTGCCGGAAGCCATCACGGCTTTCCTGGAGGGCACATTCTTTGAGGACGTGATCCGGACGGCCGTTTCCCTGGGTGGGGACTGCGATACCCTGACCTGCATCGCCGGCTCTATCGCGGAAGCGTTCTATGGTGTGCCGGACGAGCTGAAGGCCGAGTGCAGAAAGCGGCTGCGTCCCGACATGATCGCCGTGCTGGATGAGTTCGATCAGCACAGGAAATGAACACAATCACAATCTTGGGTCACCTCTCCGCGGGTGACCTTTTACAGTTTTGGAGGCAATCATGCCAGCGACCCATCAGGACTATTTCATCTGGAACGGGGTGGACTGCCGGAACTATGGCATCCATGTTTCCGAGCAGCCGCCCATCACGATCCCGCAGGAACGATCCACGCAAACCGCGGTTCCAGGCAGGCCTGGCTCCCTCACCACACTGGAAGGCGAGGACGTCTATGATGACCTTGTGCTGACGGCAGAGTGCTTCATCTCCGATCCCATTCAGATCCCGGCCATCGCTGGCTGGCTCAAGGGCAGTGGAACGGTCACCTTTGCCAATCGCCTCGGCGGCCATTACAATGCGAGGATCGCCAACCAGATCCCGTTTGAAAAGGTGCTGAAGGGCAATCCGCACTGTACCTTTGCCATCAACTTCCGCTGCTATCCGTTCTGGTATCAGGATGGAGTATCAAACATTACCATCACGTCATCCGGTTCCACTGTCACGAATCCAGGAACGGTCTATGCTGAGCCAGTCATCACGGTATATGGCTCCGGCACAATTACGCTCATGGTCGGAACAACCATCGTGGAACTGGAAAACATCTCAGGAAGCATCACCGTCGATTCTGTTGTTCAGGAAGCCTATAAGGGGCAGACTCTTATGAACGACCATATGAGCGGGGACTTTCCGATCCTACGCCCTGGGATGAACGCGATCAGCTGGAGCGGGAGTGTGACCAGGGTTGTCATTCAGCCCAATTGGCGATACCTGTAGGCTTGACGCAGATACAATTCTAACATTTTCTCAGACCCCTGTTATCTTCGCTCAATCCATGCTATACTGGCTCATGTTCCACTTCTCAGAAGAGGATGATTCGTGATGAGCAAAGCCACCCTCAAGGGGTCCCGCGATATAGAGTATCTTGCCCTTCTTAGAGAACAACACTGGAGGATCAAACCTGTGCTTTTCACATGCAATGCCTGCAAGTATACCTTCCCTGAAAACCTGCTGCATCCTGACGAAATGGAAGATGAACTCTACCGCTGCCCGGACTGCGGCAAGTTTGCCGTTCGTCCAGCCACCGAGGATGAGATTGCCTGGTATCAGCGGGCGCAGGAAGAGAATGCCGAGGAAGATGAGGGCCAGACGCCATGAAGAATCACGAGTGGGTGGACGGTCAGCTGCTTCAAACCAACAAGAAGCATTCTCATCTGAAGCAGGCCCAGAAAGATAAGATCCACCGCTGGATGTATCATGCCTACAAGCAATTCTTTCTAGACCACAACCGCTTTCCCGGTCAAAAGGATACAGACGAAATCCTCTCATTCGTCATGGAGCGGATTGATGAAGCGGGGATCTGGATTCCCTGCGGTGAGGTGGCCAAGCATTACCGGGAGAAGATGAGCGATTACCATAAGCGGGTGCTAAAAGAAGAAGCCCAGCGCTTGATGGAGCTCAAAATGAAGGATCTGATCATCGAGCCCCTCAGCGTAGGCCTCTCCGTCTGCAAGGTCACCAATTACAACCACGTCGATCTCGGTCAGCCCTTTGTTTTCACAGGCTCTACGGATCAGGAAATGTCTCTTGTCTGTCCGACCGAGCTTGTACCAGATAATACGATCAACCGTGAAGATGGCTGGCGGGCCTTCCGCATTCGGGGTGTGCTCGACTTCTCCCTGGTCGGGATCCTGGCCCGGATTGCCAAGGTGCTTGCATCCAATCAGATCGGCATCTTTGCCATCTCCACCTTCAACACGGATTACATCCTGGTCAAGGATGAAAACTTCGACAAAGCTCTCACCGTACTGAAGAACGCCGGCTATCCAATCAGACAACCGGAGAAGGAGTAAAGAGCATGGACGTTTCCAAGAAAGACTGGTCGCTGTACCGTGAGCGCCTTCCTGAATGGCAGGAGCGCTATATGGAGCGGTTGATTGCTCAGTACAAGACAATCGTTGACAGCGAAGTCCCTGCTTCAGATAAATTCTGGGAGCTGGATAAGCGCATCCGCGCTGACAAGAAGAAACCCGGAGTAGTTGTTGAAATGAGCAAGCAGGAGATGATCTATCAGATTGTCGAGCTGCTCCATGACAAAGCCATTACGTTCAGTGACCTGGACGGGTTCAGTGAAGATTTGATCAGTACCGTGCAATTCATGTATAACCGATAACCACAACAATCGTTTCTATTACGTCTCTCCATCTGAGAGGCGTATTTCTGTTTTTGGAGGTACCTGGCTATGATCTGTATCTACCCAGCCGATTGCACCGACTTTTCCACAAACGGCAATGGTGCTCTCTCGCCTATCTCCGCCGCCGTCACAGAGACCCTGAATGGTGAGTACGAGCTGCAGCTGGAGCACCCGATTGATGAAAACGGCAAGTGGCAAAGGCTGATCGAAGGCTGTATCCTCCGCGCCCCCGTGCCCGCTGCTATGACGCCTGCGGTCAACTATCACGCTGCTGGATCGTCTTCGGGCGGTAAGGAAATCTGGCGAATTGACACGGATATCCCGTCAGCCTCCGTTCGGGGCGGCACGCTGCGTCTGCGGAGCGGCCCTGGAGATAAGTACAAAGTACTCGCCAACTACAAGAACGGCTCCATCGTCCAGGTGCTCAACAAGACCAACAGCAGCTGGTATGAATGTACCGCACCGGATGGCAAACACGGTTACTTCTCTACCAAGTATCTTGCTCTGGAGAGAACAGAATCCTCCTATGAGGCTGCTGTCAACTCTGTCGTGGAATCCCGACAGCTGCGTGACCAGCCTTTTCGCATCTACCGTGTCGTACCCAGCCTGGACAAGATCACCGTTTATGCCCGGCACATCTTCTACGATCTTCTCGACAACATGATCGCGTCCGTCAAGCCCGCATCTTCCCAGGTGGGGGCTTCTGTTGTGCAGCAGATCTCTGCTGAATGCATGACAGCCCATGACTTCACCTTCTACTCCGACCTGGACGCCACCGCAGAGGAGGTCGAATACGTCAATACCAATCCCGTGGATGCACTGCTCGGCGAGGACGGCGTTGTCGACAAATACGCCGGCGAGTTAACCCGGGACTGGTTCGACGTCTACCTGGTCAAACGTGTCGGGCGCGACACCAATGTGCAGATCCGGCAAGGCAAGAACCTGCTGGGCATCAGCTACGACATTGACATCACCGATGTGGTCACCCGCATCATGCCGACCGGCGAAAACATTTCGGGTGATGTATTCTACCTCCCTGAGGTCTTTGTCGACAGCCCTTACATCAACAACTATCCCCATCCCAAGTGGATGCACCTGCCGGTGTCAGAAGCCAAGGAGTCCACGGATGAGGACAATCCGAAGACGCTGGATCAGTGCCGTGCTGAGATGCGAGCTGCTGCTCAAAAGCAGTTTGAAGCGGGATGCGATCAGCCCACCGTCACGCTGAATGTGGATTACATTAACACGGCTGACACGGAAGAATACAAGGACTACGCCTTCCTGCAGAACATTTACCTGGGCGATGCTGTCCGCGTGATCGTTCCACGCATCGGCATCTGGGTGTCCATGCGGATGACCCAGTACACCTACGACTGCCTGACAAAGCGGTACACGAAGATCACCCTGGGCACCGTTGCGGATACTGTGGAAGGTAACGTGATCTCCTCCCGCCAGCTGCCGTCCGGGATCATCACCGGCACGAAGCTGGCCATTAACTCCGTCGGCGCGGGCGCTCTGCAGAACGGTTCTGTCAGCTCCGCTCACATCCAGATGGCCGCCATTGATACGGCACATATCCAGGACGCCGCGATCACCCGGGCCAAAATAGGCGACGCCGCGGTCGGATCCGCTCAGATCCAGGACGCCTCCATTATCCGGGCCAAGATCGCAGAGGGCGCAATCGGGTCAGCGCAGATCGATGACGCTTCCATCACGCGGGCGAAAATTGCGGACGCGGCCATCGGAACAGCCCAGATCGAGCAAGGAGCTATCAACTCCGTACATATCGGTCAGGGTGAAATCCAGGAAGCCAACATCCATGACGGTGCTATAACGCATGCCAAGATCGGCGATGGCGAGATCCACCGTGTTCACATCG